CTATTTTCCCTTTCGTACCCGGAGTATAAGTTAACAACTCGTCGGATCTTATTAAGTTCGAGAACCATCCGATTCTGTCTTTCAAGTTTATTTCTCTCGAGGTTTGTCCAGTTATCTCCTGCATATGCTCTTAAATCCCTATAAGCTTCGGCGTAGAAAACACCCCAAGTTCTATAAGCGTCGTAGAAAAATTGCTGCCATTGGAAGACTCTGTTGTCACTATTTGAATATAAGCTTCCAGGACCTTGTGCTGTGTAACTCATGTTTCTATGCCTTAATTCAAATAATTACTTGATAGTTGGAGCAAATTTTTTTTGGTGTTCTCCACATCCCCAGTCATCTTCCACAACAGGAAATCCCGATGCAGAACCATCAATTCTCTTTGGAGGATACCTTCTACACACACCGTAAGTGTTTTGATAAGGTATTCCATCCACAACAATTTCTTCGCTGATATAGAATTTGCAGTTAAAGCAGAACCCTAAATCCATTCCTTCCGCATTCTCTTCCATTCTTCTGCCGTCATTCCGTTGCTACCCATTAATCTCTGTAGTGACTCAGCACCGTAAATCAATGCCTTAGCACCATGTGAAGCCCAATCGTGGAAGCTTCTCTCTCTATAGCAACCTAACTTCTCATTCCATTCTTTACGGAAGTTTTCAATAGCTTTTATTCCCTTCTCGCACTTGTTATAGTCAAAGAAAAACCTTGGAAGACTATTCCTAAGGCATTCTATACCGAATATTTCATTAGCTTGTCTTGGGACAATATCAACTTTTAATCCTTGGTCTCTGGCGATATCTGCGAAGGACTTTCCGGATCCTTTTTCCCTTGCGGCGGCATCGTGAGGGAGAAAGTGTTTTTCATATATGTAAGGCTTGCTTTTAAGCCACTTAACATAGTGCGCAAGGGCTTCGTCGTTGTTTTCGTAGTAGTCGATGCAGTGGACTTCTTTACCCACAACTTGCCAAACCCAGATCGCACACGAATCACCAATCCCGATATCCCAGCTTGTATACGTTTTGGCATTGTCGTCGTAAGGTAGGTGACAAATCCTTTTTTCGTGTCTTGCTTGAGAGATTTGTTTTGCAAAGTAAAATCCTTCGTTAGCTGATTCAAAAGCTTCTTCAGGTGTAGAGGGAAATTCCCTCTTCATGTAATCGCCCATGGTTAAAGACTTCTTCTGGTACCACGCTTTCTGCTCAGGTTTTAAAATAATATCTTTACATTCTAAATCATCAAAATACTTACATAGGTCTTTACTTATCAAGACATTTTTTGAATCTATTACATAATCTGGGTGTTTCCACCAAGGAAAGAACCAAAGTTTCCAGTCAAGTTTTCCTAAATCTTTGTTTGCATCCTGTAAAGCCTGGGCTTCTTTGCACAGATTAAAGAAATGACCCTCGCGGCCCCTTGCGGTTGACTCGATACAAACAAACTGTCCGGCCTGTACCGCATTGAGCGCACCGGAGACGATCTCGTTAGCCTTAGAAGGATTCTCCTGACAAATCTTGGCAAACTCTGTGATATGCAAGAGTTGCAAGGTTCCACCGCGTAAGCTCGTTGCGACACGAAAGACCGAACCATTGGCAAAACGCATCTCGTGAACGTTATCTCTGTAAGCTGGGCACATATCTCTAACGAATTGAGGTAGATTGTCATAAGCGAATTTAACCTTGTCTATAAAGATTTCACGAGCAATAGGCTTGCTATCGGCAACTATCGCGCAGTTTACGTTGTGGTTGAACAAACACGTATCTAGGAATAGAATTGCGTGATAAGTTGTAATACCAAGTTGGCGAGCCTTGAGGATGATATTGAGATAATGAGGGTTTTTAAGTGCATCTTGAGCCCAATTAGGTTCGAAATCAACTATCATCCCCTGTTTATCTTTTATCTTATAAAGATTCCTAAGACGCCAATCTTGATTACCAAGTAATGTGAGTGCTTCGTTTTCATCATTCATAATCTTTTTTTTAACACTTCAATAAAATACTTTACAAAGTTTTTTTTATATTATATAAACAAACACTTTGATAACATTAACAAGTTGGAGTTTTGGATGAAGATATCTATAGACCGTACAATGAGTCCTGAAGGGGATTTAGTGTTTACTATAACAGTAAAAGAACCACATATTATCCCTTTCCCTGAAGAAGAAAAAAAAGCCTTAAACGAAATAGATCAGCTCACTAAATTAGTGGAAACATCGCTAGAATCATCAAAACCTTTGTATAAAGACATAATAGAAGCCAACAGCAAGATTAAGGAAAAAGTATTCGTTAAAGCCTTAGATAACCTGAAGTTTTCAATACAAAATGAGTTTAGGCCTAAGTTTCAGCCTATTTGCCAAGAGATTTACAACTGGATTTATGATAAACAGACAGATATATTAAAAAAATGGATGATTGAATATGATCCACAGAGAACTACGTATTACTTTGACAATGACGGTAAAACACAGAACCCAATCAATACACCATTCATATCTGAAGATAAAGTAGATGATGACGATGACTTTGAAGAAGACGAAGAATAATATGGTAGGTAAATGGAGTTGCATCAATCCTTTGACTATAGAAGAGCGTGAAAAAGTCAAAGAAGGCTTGGACATGAATATGTCTTATAGTGAATTAGCCATTCATGTAGGTCGTTGTAAATCTGTAGTTATGAGAGAATCTAAGAGACTGGGAAGTCCTATCAATTATAATCCAGAGAAAGCTCAAAAAGACTTTGAGCATAAACAAAAGAGACTTGGGAAAAAGAAGAATCAATTCTTTTGAATAGAGTGGTTGTTGAATATAACAACCACTCTATCAAGATTTAAACAGAGTCTATAAATTGAGCTTCAGCACAAGCGGATTTCTCTTTTGATTCACCTTCTTCGACATCATCTAACAAATGTTCCTCACAGATTTTGAAGACTTCTTTCTTAAATGTATCTTTATTCAATTTAACACCTGGTTGTCTAGATGTTCTCATCAACTCAGAGATACGAATTGTCATAGATTGATGAGACATGCTCTCAGCAACGCTATATATAACATCTAAACCCTCTCTTAATATTCTTGCTTCTAGCTTTCCACTTACGTCAACTGACATGATTGTTCTAACTTGAATACAGGTCTTCATTATATTCATAAGGTGTTCTGGATAGAAAGTTAAATCAGCTTTAGTGAAACGAACGTTTTCTAAACTGCTACAGCATGATTTTGCTGCAAAAGGGCTATCTAAATGCTTTTCAATTGATGATTTATCATAAACATGACCACATGGAGCTCTAACTGGTACTCTTGGAAAGTCGGCAGAAATAGGGCAATAGAGATCCATTAATGAATTATGCTCATGGATAGATTTATCGAATATTTGTAGGAGGTTATTTCTTTGTTTCTCAGCTCTCCATTCATGATATTTTGGGTCTACCATTATTAGAAAAGGAACTTTTCGGAAAACTAATATCGTTGAGGTAACCGCTGATATTCCTCCTGCAACTACCATACCAGTCATAGCTCCAGGGACTATTCCTGGTGGTCCGGCAAGCACAAAACCAGCTGCTCCTCCAGCGATAGCTCCTGCTCCTGCCGCTATAGCAGTTGGAACTACAACCTTTGACCATTGACGACAAGTGATGTTTACATATACATAATTTGCTTGTTCTTTTTTAAAGTCTTGTACCCCTGTTCCTCTATCTTTCGCTTGTACTTCATGTTCCCTAATTTCTATTGGAAGACCTAATTCTTTTGATGTTACGTATAAACTCATGTGATATCTCTTTTTATTTTGGTTTAAATATCTGATAATAGATGCCGGTGAGCACAAAAGCTGTGATGGCAAGTAGGGTGATAGGAAATATCAACAATAATGCTATGGTGGTTGTCACCAAAGCCGTTTTTGGATATTTTTCATGAAACTTCTCGAATGTTTGTACAATCTTCTCTGCCCTAGACATTTTACTCGCTGTCAAGAGCTGTTTTTCTCTCTCCTGCTTTATCGTTGCGTAGGTTCTTCTTTGTCTATAATATTGCGCCTTCTCAAAAGCCAACATCGTGTAAATATGCTCTGTTCGAGCTGGTGTTATAATAGGATTTTCATCAAAAGGATTATATTCGTGTAAGTACTTAGTCTGAGATTCTATAGATTTTGGATCAGTTAAATCAATAAATCCTAAATGTTGAGTATTATGTGTAATAGTAGGCATTATTATCCTTTTGTTGACGAAATATGCATCAAGATATATAATCTTGACATTTTTTTCACAAGAAGAAAGAATGGCAAATAAATATATAACCCTTAAAGTAAAATATTTATTATGATTATAGATTGCATCAGTGACCTCCACGGTCACCAACCGAAGCTAGCGGGCGGTGACCTTCTTTTAGTGTGTGGGGATTTAACAGCCTCCAATAAAGCTATTCAATACATGAGATTTTTTGAATGGTTGTCTAAACAAGAATACAAAAAAAAGATATTTATTTCTGGGAATCATGATGGTGAAGCAATGTCTCAATTCGACTGGGGAAAAGACGTTGAATACCTATTTGACTCTGGAACTGAATTTGAAGGTTTAAAGCTATGGGGTAGTCCATGGACCCCTACTTTCCTTAACTGGCACTTCATGAAAGATCGTGGTGATCCAATAAAAGAGAAATGGGATCTCATACCCGAAGATACGGACATCCTTATCACTCATGGTCCTCCATTTGGAGTTCAGGATTTTGTAGATAGTAGAACTGGATGTCAAGGGTGTGAAGTCTTACGTGATACAATTCTGCGTATAAAGCCACGCCTTCACGTTTTCGGACACATACATGAGTCTCCAGGGGTTTGCTTATTCAACGACATCCTATGCGTTAATGCAAGCATTATGGATGAACACTATAAACCTAAAAATAAACCCGTAAGAATAGAGTATGATGGCGTAAAATTTAAACAAATTAAAGGTGATTGAGATGTCTTCTGAATGCTGTAAGACTAGTTGCTGGTGTGCTCCATGTCGATGGCTGTCAAGCTGCTTTACATGTTGCAAGAAGAAACCTAAGAAGGCAGCTCAATACGCAGTAAACAACGTCTCTGTAGCTGTATTAGGAACGCCAACCACTATTCAGCCTCAAGCACCAAGAACTCATCACAGAGAGAGGACCTGGAAGCTTTCAGATGGTAAAATGCGTTATGACCATGAATGATTAGATAAAAGGAGGGACAATTGGATTACCTGGTGGAGGGAAGTGTGATGGGTTTACTATGGGTAGCGTGGGGCCTGTTAAAGTGAATTGTCCACCCTGAATATAAGGAGTAAAACTACGACCGTCAATAGGTACGGTATTAGCATCACACAGCTGAAAAGTGCTGCTAGTGACTTGCCTAATATTGAGCTGCTCCATACCTGTAGCCAAAGCAAAAGGAACAGTAATAAACTTAGTAGCACGCATCGCTTGCCCATTCTGAAACCCATGGTTGGTTAAAGTGACAACTACTGGAAGGGTATTCGTTATATTCTCAGGAGTAAACTGCCTCGTAGTAAAGTGACTCTGACTTGAGTCTTTAGAATCCGGATATTCATCTAACGGCTGAGTGTCAATAAACTCATACATTGCATCTAAAGGGTCTTGTGGATTAGGTACTGGGTTAGTCATAACATTTCCTAATAATTTCTTTACATAAATTCATCTTAATGAGAAAAGTGTATTAAACACAACAGGAGTTTTTATGAAGCCATTATCAAAAAAGAATAGTGAAGCATCTTACACACAAGGTTCAAAGCAAACTAAGGCTCCTAAGCCTAAAAGCTTGACACCTAAGATTAGCGCCAAAGGCGATAAGAAACGCGCTGGAATCGGCGGAAAATCAGTTCCTTATTGATTATAAAAGCTATGGGAGGAGAGGTCGTGAATACATTGTTAGACACATACTTCACTCCCAGTGGGTAAAGCGACCCAGCTGTTATACTTTTAGTCTAGAACATGGCAATAACAGACTCTTCCAATGGATATATCGTCAAATCCACCCTAACGATCAGTTTCTCCCCAAGCTCCTGATAAACACTTATTCCTCTTTTCTCAAAATATCCCATAAATCGCCTAGCATTTCCTTCAAATACGAGATTTTTCTGCGCAAATCGTCCAATTTTTCGCTTTCTAGGTCATTTTTTGAATGCCAGTATGTGTCATGTTTCGATAAATTGTCAAAGATTTCATGATTAAGAATACCCTTAAGCTTTTCCTGAGCTCTACCAATATCTTCAATTCTCTCTATCATGTAAGCCGGTAGTATTTTCTTAAGATTATCACATTCACACTCTAAAGCATGATCCCCACACTTCTCACATTCTCCTGACATAGGAATCTCTATGGGTTTTGGTGGTTGTAATGCTTGTGAAATATGAGTTCCAGGTGCGTCACACCCCATCCTGCAATGAGGAGGAAGGCTATTAACAGGAACAGTCTTACGTATGGTCTGTGTGAACTCATCGAACTTATCACTCATGTTCTTGTAGGCTTCTAAAAGTTTTTCTTGTGTCATGACATCAACATGGATAATCTAACTCCGGCCTCTTGTGTAAGTCTAGAAACTATTTCTCTTAAAGAATCTTCAAGCTCTTTATCATTATCAGCCTCTTGAACTTCACTTATCATGAGTTCAATATGATCTATCCAATGTAAAACTCTAACCAAGTGTTCGTCTTGCTTTTCTAACATCTGTAGAAGATCAGATTGATCTTTGAGCTTTTCTTCTAACTTATTAATCTGTAATAAGACGTCTTTATCCATATTCATAGGCTCAAACATCCTTTTATATTCTTCAATAGACACCTCAATCCATGTAGGTTCTGGTAAACGCTCAGATGGAAGATCAAGACAATCTTCACACAAAGGTTTAAGGTGTTGGTTCAGCAGTCGTATTTTGCTCTTTCTCATAGAAGTCCCAAGCATCACTGAAATCCTTAAGCCAAGCTTCTTTAGTACATCCACTACTTATAGCATTGTTCACCAATAAGTCCACCATAGCAGATGCACCAATAATGGGAATATCTGAGTTTAGTATATCTACTAATAATCTTATCATCTTCCTTATTCTTTCATTTGTGTCTTCATTAGCTATAATCATATAACCCAACTGTTAATATAGTTACTAATATCAGTATATGTAAATAACCAGTATAATACATATATCCATCCACATATGAAATGCAATATGCAAAAGAATATGGACTTGTTTATAGCGTAAGACAATGCAGCAGCTATAACGCTTCCTGGTATTGCGCTTCCTCCAACCACTCTAGTAACATTACTCATTATCCCTCCAGTCAGGTGTTATACGCAGTTTATCATGCAGGATTAAATACTCCACGTAGTTCAACCCAGGAAAATACCTCTTCACTGCATGATACTCCACATATGCCCACCAGCATGCTGCTATTATTATTAACGGTATTACTATACAGTTCACTAAACACCTAATCATGGCTGAACTGGTGTCTCTGGTGCTGTAGGTGTTTCAGCAACAGGAAGCTGAGGAACAACAGGTGTTACCAATAAGTTATAGTGATTATTCTCACCCATCGTCATCCCCTGAACTTCTAAAAACTGAATAGAATCAGCTCTCAACATCTTAGCCAATACCGACATCCCAATTTCATCACAAACTAATATATACTGTTTCATTCGTCATCCCCCTCGTCTTCACATTCACTACATGCAGAAGTAAGCTTACCCTTAAGGTTTGAAAGCTTACTAGCCACTTTCTTACGCTCCTCATAGACTTCTATGAATTTCTTCATATTACCCACGAGGTTACACAACTGGTCTTTCTCTTTACTCTCTAGATGAGTATGAGCATCACTATAAACCTTATACAGGTCCTTCAACTCTTCACTAACGTCTATACCAGACATATGTTTCTCCTCCCATTGATTCTTAACTTTTTCATTCTGGCATCCAAAGCCTTTTAAAAACTCTCTCATCATAACATCACCTTCAGGTTGTGTAGATACTAGATTCACGGTCCAGGAATCGTCTAAGATGAACCCTTTACTATTTCCGAACTTATAACCCATAGGTTCTAAAATTCCAAGGAAAGACTTTAATAGGGTATCCATGTCATAGAAAGGGGTAGTGAGTACCCTATTGCTATCAAACTCCATATTAACAGGTTTTGGGTTTAACAATATGCTATCAAAGTACTTTTGTACTGTTGGATCAATGTAAAAAGATTCAGATTTCTTATAAACTATCTTACCATCCCATCCCCAGTAAGCATCCTTGACAGGAGCTGTACCAAACTTTGTTTGCTTCATACCCTCAAACTTCTCTCCCCATTCCATAGCACGAGAATAGGTTATAGAATCATAAGCATCATCATAATGCTTTTCCCAGTATAGATAAGCATCTCTATACAACCTATCCATCTCAACCTCTCTCCTACGCTTCTCTATGTCTCTCTCGTTTATCAACCATCGTATCGTTGTCATATCTCACCTAATCCTAAATGAAGGAGCATTGTTAACATAAGGTTTCTTCTCTAACCACTTCTCTGCTGGTGTCTTCTTAGCTCTTCTTACACACCCACTACACCTCAGACTACCCCTATTCCTCTTATTGTACTTATCTCCACACTCTTGACACGTAGCACCCATCATAGAGGTCTTATCCAGCGCTATCCTCTCCCAACGCGTTAACTTAGGCTCCATATCCTCTCCTCACTTGAATCTCCCTCTTATACTCAAAAAAAAATTATTATCAAATGTTTTTTTCAGGTGTTAAGGATTCCTTGATAACTCAACTAGTAAGGATTACTTAACAGTTCACTTCCACCCCTTCACATCCTCCTCTAACTCAGCTATCTTCTGTCTTAGTCTGATAATCTCCTCTATCATACTCTTCAATGCCGCAGGTAAGTTAAAGTCATCACTGTTGTAAGTATCACTCCTCATAAACTCCTTACCATGCTCATCAAAGATATCCCTTAAATACCCCATATCATATCTCTCCATACATCCTTCCTTTAACAGGTGTTCCCCATAACTTCTTCAACGTCTCTACATCACATCCACAATAACAAGCACTACATATCATCTTACCCTCACTATCCCTACGGTCCTTATACAACCTACCACACTCACATAACTCAGCAACTACCACTATAGTCTCCACATATCCTCCAATGTAAATAGGTTTGTTTATGTGTGAATTCCTAACATAAAATTTTTTTGAGACGTAAGGATTCTACACATGCTTGGTATTAAAGGATTCAGATGTATTCTGTAAATACCTTAATTTTTTGAGAAAGAGATTTAAATGTGACTTCAGCATGGGATATATATAAACATAGTACCGGTACTACTTAAGGTCATCACCCCACCCTTCTTTTCTGAGGTTTAAACGAGGGTGAGACTCCCATCAACTCTATACTAAATACTTTAATACTATGTGATCGTAACCAACCAGTCAGTCGGTTACCTAGTGAGACTACTACAACATTAGCTGTAGCATATGTGTGAGGGTTATCTATTAGACTCAGCTGGGTTCTTACTCTTGTTGACTATGAACTCAAATGCAGCTGAGGTTATATCCTTGACAGCATTCTTCATATCATCTTGGTCATAACCTCTATGTCTACCTTGTGTCTTGAGTATGAAGCATTGTAACCCTGTATCATTAGAGTCTTCAGCTCTAAGCCATACGCTATGTTCTAACCTATCAAGCTTACGTTCTCTAGCTTCTTCAAGAGCTTCCTTGAGTTCAGGGTCATTATCACATCTCTTGCGTACAGCGGTACGAGTGGTACCTAACCTATCAGCAACACGAGATAGGTTACCATGTTCTTCTATGATGAGTTTAGCTATATCTTCTTTGTTTAGTGGGATACCTGGTTTAGGTCTTTTAGCTTTCTCACCTAACTTATTACCTTTAGCAACGCTTGGGTATCCAGCCATATTATTGAACTCCGTAGTATTTACGACTCATCCAGTATCTATGTTTATGTATGTTACATAGGCATTGTTTACGTTGTCTACAGAGTAGGGTATTACAATGCTTAGGGGATGATTTCATGTATTTCTTTTTAGTCATAGTGAACATAAGTAAGCTAGGCCCACTATAGCCGTGGGGATGGCTTGCGTTCAAGACTGATTATATCATCACCTATACCATAGAGTTATATATCTTTGTCAAGTCTTTTCTTTAAAACAAGAAATAACAACATAATGCTTGCATATATGTCGTACCACATGGTATAGTATTACACATAACCGATTAGTGGGTGGAGCGAATACGCAAAGAAGCCTTATGAAAGTGTTATAGGTGTTATCAAATAGTTAACTTAAACAATAAGAGAGGATGTATGAGAATACACGCACAGACAGCTAAAGCAATAAGACAAGAGCTAAAGAAGTCATTCCCTTTGATTAAATTCAGCGTTACATCACAAACCTATTCAGGTGGAAATAGTGTAGCTATTGAGTGGGATAATGGTCCTATAACGGCCAATGTCAGAAAGATTGTGGATAAGTATCAGTACGGATATTTCAATGGTATGGAAGATATTTACGAGAATACCAATTCACGCGATGACATTACTCAAGTTAAATACGTTCAAGTAAGAAGGAATGTGACAGATGATATTAAACAACAGGTGTTTGAGAGATTACAAAAGACTCATGCTTTCTTTGATGAAGTTACCTCAATGTATGAATGTAACGATAACTTAAAGAAGCATTGGGATGTGTTTGTAGCTAGAGATTATATTTACAGGATACTAGTAAAGTTAGATTTAACACA